GATTTAGTAATACAAGAATTTATATACGATTCATTCTTATTTATCACACTAGGATGTTTTGGAATCGCTGAAGCAGGTAAAATTTTTGGAAAAAAAGAATAATTGATGGATTGTTATACAAGACAACAAATTAAAGACGCTGTAATCAGTAAAGGATACAGATGGTTTGAAAGTGGAAACTATAATTTAAATATTGTAGGAGTTAGAAACTCAGAAACCCATGGTAAAGTTACTAATAAATTTGATGACTGCCTTACAGTATCTTATAATGTAGATGGTGAAGAAAAATTCCATTGCTTTGCTGCTACTACAGACCCAGGATCCCATTGGGAGAGAAATTTATTAAATAAAGATGGGGTTGCAATTTTAGTCCCTGGGCAATATAGAGGTTCACATAAAATTAGAAAACATCAGGGTAAATATGAAGCTCTATGTCAAAAGAAAGAAGTAAAAGTTTATAGAGATAACAACAAAGATGGGGTTTATGATATGTTAGAAGAAAACATTCATGAGGGTATTTATGGTATTAATATTCATAAAGCTGGCTCTAGAGTAAATGGATCAACTCAAATAGATAAATGGTCCGCAGGTTGTCAGGTATTTTCCAAAGAATCGGATTTTAATCAATTAATGGATTTAGCATATAAAGCTAAAGATTTGTATGGTAATTCATTTACTTATACATTAATTGAATCAAAAGATTTAGTTTAAAAATGAAAACAACACAATCTATCATAGCAATTTCAAGTATGTCACTAGGATTTATATGTTCCTATTTTATGGAACTAACAATGCAAAATGCAGAACAGTACTTAGCTGTTACTACTTTAGTATTTGCTGATGGGTTTTTTGGTATAATAGCAGGAATTAAAAGAGAAGGATTTAAAACTTATAAAGCAATTAAAATTTTGAGAACTTTAGTTTTTTGGACTATTACGCTAACCGTTATTTTAGTAATAGAAAAAAGTATCCCTGGGGCAGGATGGTTGAGTGAAACCGTTGTAATGCCTCTTGTAGTTCTTCAATTAATAAGCGCCCTTAAAAATGCATCCATGGCTGGGTTTATAAAAATGGATGTTGTAAACCAAATATTGGATCGTATAGATAAGCATAAGGGTGATAGAAAATAGGTTGTCTTAGCTCTATTTTTTTACTATATTTATTACTATGCTTAAAAATTTAAAACAAGGTTTATTTCCTTTTATTATAGCATTTTCCGCCCTGTCGGTGTCTGCTTCGGCCGCTTTCTATTCTGTTAGCGGTCTTAGCAAACTTTTTGCTGGTGCTTCATTTGAAGTTATTATAATGGCCGGATCATTAGAAGTAGCTAAGTTAGTGATAGCATCCCTGCTTTACCAGTATTGGGATACAATTAATAAATTACTCAGAACATATTTAGCTATCGCTTGTGTTATTTTAGTTTTAATTACTAGTATGGGTATTTACGGATTTCTATCAGCTGCATATCAGGAAACTTATAATAAATTAACTATTGTTGAAAATGAAAAATCCTTTATTAAACAAAAAATCGATTTTTACCAAAATGATGTTACGAGATATGATCAAGAACTTGAAAGAATTTCTAATAACATTTCTACTCTTTCCAATGCTAGGTCTCAACAAATCCAAGTACGAGACACCTCGGTGGTTGGAGGCGTTAGAACCACAATATCAACTTCCGAACTTAGGCTGGCACAAAACCGTATTAAATCTGAGGAAGAAAATAGAAAAAGTATCCAATCCCAAAGAGAAATAGCAGCTGATAGTTTACAAAAATTTCAATTGCAAGTACTAGAATTGGATAATAATACAGAAGTAGCAGGTGAACTAGGTCCATTACAATATTTATCGGGTTTAACTGGTGCATCAATGGATAAAATCATTAATATTTTATTATTAATTATTATATTTGTATTTGATCCTTTAGCCATTTCACTCGTTGTTGCAGCAAACTTTGCATTTGAAAAGGCATACCCAAAAAAAAAGTATAGGAATAATTTATATGGAGAAAAAATAGAAGTAGAAGTTACTCCTATTATTAACCTTGAAGATATAGAAGTTAAAGATGCTGAGGAAGTAAAATCTAAAGAGGAATTTTTTGAACAATTAGATAAAATAGAAAAAAGTAAAAAAAATATCCTAGATTTAAATGAAGATGGGATTATTGATGAAGAAGAAATAACTTATGCTAAAAATATGATTAAAGAACTAGAAGATAAAATTAAACCTGGTTTGTCTGCCTTTAGAAATAATAAAATCCAAAAACAAATTAACAAAATAAAAAACTCTCTCCCAGATGATGAAACTAAAATTTATTAGTATATTATTTTTAATACCTTTTTTAACCTATAGTCAGTTAATAACAACTGATATTTTTACTGTTCAATATGATCAAGAAAAAGAACAACCTGTATGGGTAGAATATACAGTACAATGCCCTAAAGGAGATGCTTCTAGGCAGGGAATGGATTTTTATAAAGATAATGAAATTCATACATCAGACAATGAGGATTATAAAAATAATATTTGGGATAAAGGTCATTTAGCACCCGCTGCTTCATTTAATTGTGATAAAGAAACATTATATAAAACATTTACATATTTAAATTCAGCACTACAACACCAAGGGTTAAATAGAGGTGTTTGGAAAGAATTAGAGGGGTTTGAAAGAGATTTAGCTAATTTTTATGAAGTTAAAGTTAAAGTTGAAGTATACTTTTCTAACCAAAAAGTCCCAGGGGGTGCTACTATTCCTTCTGGGTTTAGAAAAATGATAACTTTTGGAGGTAAACAGTATGTATTTGCTTTTCCAAATGAAGATACTAAAGGAACAAAATGGATAGATTATTTGGTAGAGTAAAATAGGTTTCGTATATTTAGGTCAAAATAAAGTTTATGTTTAACCCTCCTATGCCAAGGAAACAGGTAGAAAACCAACTATCACAATATCAAAAAATTAATTACAATCAATTTCGTTGGTGGCGAATGTATCAACCCAAAAACAAACCACTTGATAATCGCAAACCACTTCGTGATCGCATACTTAATGGTGATTTTGATTTTTCATGTTATAAAGCGCAGATATATTGGTGTGAATATCAATTAAATGATGTACATAAAGAATGTTACCCTGATTTACAAAAGTATTTAGAGAAAACTTCTGTATTAAGAGCTCGTAGAAAACGTTTAATTGAAGACTTTGAAAAGGACGAAAAGGATAGATTAGAATCTCTTATCAAAGAATTTACTCGTTATTTTAGATGTAATAGGGAACAAGTAGAAAAAGAAATGTTGAATTGTAGTGGATCCTTGATTGATCTTTATTATATTATAGAAGAGAAATATAAGGTTATACCTGTATCATATGCTTCAATGCGTAGAAGAGGAAGACCATCAACTAAAAGCTTAAATATTAGATGATAGTATCACATGAAGTACCCCGCTGTTTACTAACAGCATCACCTGAATTCAATGATTACGATTATGCTCTTCCCCACTTGTTTGATCAAGATGAGGAATATTTACAGTATTTTAAAGATGCTAAAAAAGCAGGGCGTTATATTATCATGGATAATTCTTTACATGAATTAGGAGAAGCATATAATCATAACAGACTCCAACATTGGATTAAAGAATTAGAACCAAATGAATTTATAGTACCAGATGTTTGGATGAATTGTTCCCAAACTGCTGCTCAAGCTAAATACTGGTTACAATTTAAATACCCAAAAAACACTAAACCTACAGCTGTAATTCAAGGTGAGGATAAAAATCAAGCTTATTTATGTGCTAATCTATTACAAAATTTAGGTTATAAAAAATTATGTGTATCTTATGGTGCTACCTGGTATAATGATTTTTTCCCACATACTAACCCAGATATGGGAAAAGCATTAGGTAGAGTACGATTTGTACAAGGATTATTAAATTTACCCCAAATGAAAGATATCAAACTTCATTTGCTAGGTTGTTCTATACCTCAGGAGTTTGGGTGGTATGATTCTCACCCCCAAATTGAATCAATAGATACTTCAAACCCAATAATGGCTGCTTTAGATGGTGTTACATACACTGAAAGGGGTTTAAATAGTAAACCTAAAGCAAATATGAATGACCATTTTGAAATGGAATTTTTAGACGTATGTTATAAAGATATTTTACATAACACAACATTATTTAGAGAAATTAATGGAATAAAAAAGAGAAATTATAATGGCTAAACTAACAAGAAATGTAAACTACTGCAATTACAGATGGGAAGAATATGTGCTAACAGAAGAGGAATTAGCACAGTGGAAAACAGGTGATGAAGATCTCCAACAAGAAATCATAGACAATGCAGATTGGGACCTAGTAAGAGATAAACCAATTGATGATTATAGTGAACCAGAATTTGTAGAAGAATAAAGATATGGCAGAATTTATAAGACATGCATTAGGGCTTTGTGGAGAACACTACCATCCAAATTTATGGACACTTCTCATAGGAGGAGTTGGATTTTCAACTATTTTTTCGTATGTTCGATCATATATAAAATGTAAATTTAATCAAGCGTTTGCCTATACGCGAAATACCTGGCAAAAATTAAATAAGTAAATTATGGCACATTGTGTAGTAAGTTTAAGTGGTGGAATGGATAGTAGCACCCTATTGTTAAGAGCTATCGAAAAATATGATACAGTAACAGGTATCTCATTTGACTATGGTCAAAAACACAGAGTAGAGCTAGAGAGAGCTCAATCATTAATTGATTACCTTGCAAGTAAAGGTCATAAAGTAAATTATCGTCAAATCAAATTAGATGGGTTAGTTGATCTACTAGACTCAGCTTTAGTTTCAGGTGGAGATGATGTACCAGAAGGTCATTACGAACAAGATAATATGAAAGAAACAGTTGTTCCTAATAGAAACAAAATGTTTGCTTCAATTACACAAGCAGTAGCATTATCAGTAGCAAATAGAACAGAAGATGTTTGTGATATTGCTTTAGGTATTCACGCTGGTGATCATGCAGTTTATCCTGACTGTAGACAAGAATTCAGAGATGCAGATGATATAGCTTTTAGAATTGGTAATTGGGATGCAGATAGAGTAGGTTACTTTACACCTTACTTAGAAACTGACAAACTTGGAATTTTAAAAGATGGAGAAGTTTTATGTGAAGAATTGGGGATTGAATTTGATGAAGTTTATAAAAGGACTAATACATCGTACAAACCCTATCCTAGTGGAAATAGTGATTATAAGTCTGCTTCTAGTGTTGAACGGATTGAGGCATTTATTGCTCTAGGCCGTCCTGATCCTGTACAATATGAGGATGAGAGTGGAGAAGTATCTTACGAAGTAGCTAAATCACATGTTGAAAAAGTGTTAAGCGAGTATGCAGTTTAAATTTAAAAAACGATTGGCCTCCTAGGAGGCCTTTCGTATATTTACATTACAAAATCATAAGTTATGAAATATCCAGATGCTAAAAAACACCAAATAATTAGTTTTATTAAATCAAGTATTAGAATATTGGGGTATGGCTTTATACCTTTTAATTTGGTTACTGCAACTATTATTCTTATATTAAGTGAAATAATTGGTATAGTTGAAGAATTAGTATGAGTAAAAAAAGAAAAGGTCCTTATCGTTGCGAAATGGATTCTCCCATTTATAGACAAATACTTAAGGAAGTGGCTAAAGGATACCAATTTATTGCTTGTGGTAAAACTCGTAAAATAATTAGAGTTAAAAATGGAATTGAATGTTAAAAATTAAATTATGAAAAAAATACTTTACTTTTCAGCTGCGTGGTGTGGTCCTTGTAAAACGTTAGGACCTATTATAGAATCATTAGCTGGGCAAATTAATTATGAAAAAATAGATGTTGATAATAACCAAGATTTATCCATACAGTATGGGGTTAGAAATATTCCTACCTTAATTTTATTAGATGAAAATGGTGAAGTCAAAGATAGAAAAGTAGGATTGCAAACCAAATCAGATATTTTAGCATTTTATAATGGGTAAATTTCAATCAAGTAAAGTATTTGACGGATTTAGTACAGTATTCCGCCAATGGAAAGCAGAAACAACACACTGCAGATTTGTACATGGTTATGGTATTTCTTTTAAAGTATACTTTGAAGGTGATTTAGACGAAAGAAATTGGGTATGGGATTTTGGTGGAATGAAAAGAGCTAAAACTCAAATTGATGGTATGTCCCCTAAAGAATGGATGAGCTTTATGTTTGACCATACTCTAGTAGTTGCTGAAGATGATCCCTATGCTAAAGCATTTGCTCAAATGCATGATGCTGGTGTAGCCCAAGTAAGATTTATCCCTGCTACTGGAGCAGAAAAATTTGCGGAATATATTTTTAATAAAATTAATGAATTTGTTAAAACTGAAACTGGCAATAGAGTAAGAGTAATTAAAGTAAAATTTATGGAGCATGGGAAAAATGCTGCATATTATAGTGAATAAAAAACCACGTAAAAAAATTTATGGAACATAAACAATTAAAAAGAATAGAAGATTACGATAAAGTACTACCTATTGTAGAAGTTTATACAGCAGTTCAAAGTGAAGGTTCAAGACAGGGTTATCCTACTATTGTCATCCGTACAACAGGTTGTACCCACCGTTGCTATTTTGGTGAAGGAGGGTGGTGCGATTCCTGGTATACTTCAATCCACCCAGAAAAAGGCCAGTACAGCTTTAATGATATTATTAAGATGTATGAGGACAATCCTCATATAAAAGAAATGATGCTTACCGGAGGTTCCCCAACAATGCATCCAGCTTTAGTAAACGAATTAACACATTTAGCAAATGAAAGAGATATTTTCATTACTATCGAAACTGAAGGATCTCATTTCCTTCCTACTGATTATCCTATTAATCTTCTGTCAATTTCTCCTAAGTTTTCTAATAGCGTTCCCGTTCTTGGTGTTGCTACCCCTCAGGGAGCGACTACGGACCAAAGAATGATTGACAGACATAATAAATTTAGATTAAATAATGAAGCGATCAAAAAGAGTATTGATTATCATTCTGACTACCATATTAAGCCTGTCCTTGACAAAGAGCTTTCAATGGTGGGGGAAGTAGAAGATTTTTTAAAAGAATGCGATATACCAGACGATAAAGTTTGGGCAATGCCTGCAGGTGATACAAGAGTAAGCTTACAGGAATCTTATCCTGTTGTGATGGACTTTGTACGAGATAGAGGATGGAGATTTACAGGTCGTGCACATATTATGGCTTTCGATACTGAACGTTGTGTTTAATGAGAAGATTTTGGAGATATTGGGCTCGAGCATTAGGTGAAAAAGTTGGTGAAAGTAATAAAGATGCTGATGTGGTAGCATTTTGGAGAACACTAATCATACTACAGGCCATAATAACAAATCTCTTTATTGTAATAAACATCTTAAAAGGTTGGTTATGACTAAAGAAGAAGCACTTGAAATATTAGAAGAAGTAGAAGAAAATATTAATACTTGTTGTGCTATAACTATGGAACCAGATGAAGTATTAGTTTTATTAGACAAATTAAAAAGTTATATAAATGACACCACAGGAATTTGAAAATTTACGTAAAGAAAAAGGTAGTTTTTACCTTTATTTTTATTCTCCCACATGTCCCACTTGTAGGAGAATAAAACCTTTACTTTCTATTTTAAAATATTCAATATACCCCATTAATGGAGATAAGTATGAAGAAATTTTAGATACTTTTGAAATTGAATATTATCCCTCCCTATTAGAGATAAATAAAAATGATATTACATTATATTCAGGGTCAAAATCTATAAGAAATCTTATTAGAGATTTGGAAAAGCAAAAATAAATTATTATATTAACTTAAAATAAAAAATATTAATGGAGAACAAACGTAGAAAAATCCACGAAGAATTGGAGGTCGTACAAGAAGGATTTGCTAATGGGGTAGCACCTGGATTTCCACTTACAGATAAAGAAAAAGAAAGGATGATTAATGCCGCTGAAAAAGCTTATGGTAAGTTTTTAGATGCACTAAAATGTGATTGGAGAAATGATCCTAATTCAATGGAAACACCAAGACGAGTAGCTAAAGCTTATGTGAATGATTTATGGGAAGGTAGATATACAGCTATGTCTCCTATTACCTCATTCCCATCAGATGGGTATGATGGTGTAATTATAGAACGTAATATACCATTAACTTCAATGTGTTCTCATCATCACCAAACAATAGGTGGAGTAGTCCATATTGGTTACATTGCAGGAACTGAAGGTCAAGTAATTGGATTATCTAAACTAAATCGTATTGTAGAATTATTTGGCCGTAGAGGAGCAATCCAAGAACAATTAACATCTGCTATTCATAATGCAGTAGATAAAATTACTGAAGGTAATAAGGGTGTAATTGTAACTATTGTAGGTACTCACAATTGTGTATCTTGTAGAGGTGTTAAACACCAAGGAGCAGCAATGGTTACAACCAAAGCATCAGGTGCTTTTAGAGATGATACAAATCAAGCACGTAAAGAATTTTTTGATAGTTTAAAAATTAATAACGGAGGACATAATATTTAACATGTTAAAAATAGAAGAAAATAAAATATCAGTTAGTTGGTGGGATATGCAAGAGTTAGTTAAAGATTTAGCTGAAAAAGTTCCCTTTGAAGTGCCACTAGCAGACTCAATTTATGGTATTCCTAGAGGGGGGATGATTCCTGCTGTTTGGTTATCACACCAAACTGGTTTACCTTTAGTACAAACAATAGGAAAAAATACTTTAATAGTAGATGATATGACAGATAGTGGGGTTACTATGGAAAAAATGCCGGGGCAATGGACCGCAACATTATTCCACAAACCTCATACTTCTACTTTTACTCCTAATGTTTATAGTAAATTACATGAAGGAGATGAATGGCTTATTTTCCCCTGGGAAGAAACAAATGCACCTACAATACAAGATTATTTAAATAAAGAGAAAAATGGGTAAACAATTAACAATTTTTAATAAATTAGAAAAAGGAATGGATCCTAGCACTGGTTTAAGTGCCGATGTTCCTTTTGTAAATGAAGTAGAAACATTTAATGCCACATTTGGCAAACCAAACAATTATGAACCAACAATACCAGAAAAGAAAGAATGGCAATTCGTATACGACTTTATACTTGAAGAATTGGAAGAATATAGACAGGCTTGCGAAGAAGGAAACATCGTGGAAATTTTGGATGCTTTGTGTGATATTGCTTACGTCTCGTTGGGGAACGGAACTATGCTACATGGTCTTAAAGATAAAATATGGCCAGCCTATCAAGAAGTACAAGGAAGCAATATGTCGAAGTCTTGTATCACTGAAGAAGAAGCCATGGAAACTGTCACCGTCCGCTCTAAAGAACAAGCTGAGCCATGTCACTTTGAACAGGTCGAAGACCGATTCGTAGTATATAGAACACGTGATCGTAAAGTAATGAAATCAATTAATTACTATAGACCAGATTTACACCAATTCTTTACAGGAGATGAATTACAAAAATTTCACAAAGCAACCGCCGGGATATAATGTATAAAAAATGCTATTCAACAAGATTAGGGCATAATAAATATAAGATTCATTTGTGGGATAAAGGCGGCTACGATGAAATTGAATGGCATAATCCTGCTTATCAAGAATGCAATGAAGAAGAGGCAACTCACACAGGTTTGAGTGGAGAGCCTCTTCGCAAAATTTATAAATGGGATAAAAACACTCCTAATTTACATTTCCATGATATTACTCCATACCAAAAATTCTTAATTGAAAAATATGGAGTTGATGATGAACCATCTACAGGCCACAGAGAATTATTTTTTGACATTGAATGTGAAATTGGAGGAGCTTTAACTGAAGAATATATTGAACGAGCCCCTATGCCCATTACCACAATAGCATATTGGGATAAAACACCGGATAATTGGGTTATTTTAGTTCGTGATGATAAAAATGAATTAAAACGAACTAAAGCTAAGAATAAAGAAATAGTACCTTGTAGAACAGAACAAGAATTATTAGCTAAATTTTTAGAACATTTCAGAGAAATCGACCCAGATATCCTAATTGGTTATAATAGTGATTATTTTGATATACCTTATTTGTATTATAGAATGTGTAATGTATTAGGTAAAGAATGGGCTGATCAATTATCACCCATTGGTAAAGTAAATGCTAAAAAGAACAATGAATATTTCTTTAAACAAAACCAGTTTGTAGATATTATTGGAGTTGAATCTTTAGACTATATGAGATTACATAAAAAATATAGTTGGAAAGATGAACCAAGCTGGAAATTAGATGCTATTGGAGAAAAATATGTTGGTGTAGGTAAAATAGATTATGAAGGAAACCTAGACCAATTATTTAAAACCGACCTACAAAAGTACATTCAATATAACTTTGTTGACGTTGAAATACTAAAGTTATTAGATGAAAAACTTCAATACATTGCTTTAACTAAAAACTTAGCCCATAAAGGAAAACATAACTATAGTGAGGTTTATGCAAATAGTAAAACTCAAGATGGTGCAATCTCAGCTTATTTATTGTCCCAAAACATAATTCCACCAGGTAAAGATCCTAATCCTAGAAGTAAAAAAGGATATGCTGGTGGTTACCTTTTTTGCCCTAAAGCTGGATTGTACAAGTATATGTTTGATGAAGATTTAACATCGCTATACCCATCTATAATTATGTCTTTAAACATAGGTCGTGAAACATTTGTTGGACGTATTATAGATGCAGATGATCGCAATAATAGATTAGGCCTTAGTGATTTAAAAGAAAAAGAACCTCATGAAAAACTGTTAATTGAAAATTCTAAAGGAATGCAAACCCAAGTATCCATAGGACAATTAATTAATATAGTTGAATCCCAAAATTTAACATTATCAGCTAATGGGTCTATGTTTACAACAGATAAACAATCAACACTATCTACAGTACTAGATAAATGGTTTTCTGAACGTAAGTTATATAAAGGTAAAATGAAAGAAGCATATAAAGCAGGTGATAAGGAAAAAGGTGCTTATTATCATTTAATGCAATATACAATGAAAATTTTGCTTAATAGTTTATATGGAGCTACAGCATTACCCTCATTTAGATATGGTTTAAGTTTATCTATTTTAAGTGAGGCAATTACATTATCAGGTCACCGCATTATTCAAGAATCAGCATTATGTGCTAATAGACATATGAATAAAGTTTTACGTAATGAATTAAAATTAGAATTATAATGGCATTAAGCAAACAGTCAATAAGAAAAGGAATGTATATTACTGTAGATGGTAATATTATTACTAAGGATGAACTAATATCTATTAGTGAGGGATGGA